CTAAAAAGTTTTTGAAGAGCTTTTTTCTTTCATGAAATCGCTCAATCTTTCTGTAACTCCTTGTTGAGTATCCTCTAGTATATGAGTGTATATATTTGCGGTTGTTTCGAGTCGAGCATGACCAAGTTGTATCTGCACTTCTTTTAATTGAGCTTTAGCTGCAAATAATAGTGATGCATAAGTATGGCGTAACCCATGCACTTTAATGTCTTTTATGCCGAACCTTTTACATAAAGATTTTAATGTCTCGTTCGGATACCCTAACCTTAAAGGTTGTAAATTGTCGCGTATAAAAATAAATCGCTGTTTATCATTTTGCCTTCCTAACGAGAAACGGATTTCTCTATTTACTTTAATAAGACGAGTTAATAGCTCGAAAGTCTCTTCATCCAGCTTAATTTTACGTCTAGCGTTCTTTGTTTTCGGTGTGAGTAAAATATATTCACCATTCTCCCAATATAACGTACGGCGCACGTGAAGCTCCTGAGATTCCTTTATGATGTCTTGATCTTGCAAGGCCAAGAGTTCTCCTTTACGTAAGCCAGTCCATACTAAAGTATGAAACATTGCATAATTCCGTAAATCGCAATATTCTTTTGCCATTGATAAAAATTTTGTAGTTTCATCGCGTGACCAGACACCTTCAAATGCCTCGTTATCTTCAGCAAGATGTTTGTCTAGCACCGGATAAACAATATGTTCTGTGGGATCATTAGAAATGTACCCTTCTTGTAATGCATATTTGAATATTAAACGCGCTTGAATCACGTAATCCTTAAAAGAAGGCATAGAAGTAGCCATTTTATTAACGAATTCCTGAAAATACCTTTTGTTTATTTCTGCAATTTTCAATTGAGCGAAGTGAGGTAATATCCATTTATTAAATTTATTACGTTTCGCTTTAATTGTTGATGGTTTTAGTGTTTGTATCTGACCTTCCCACCATTCATTAAATACATCCTGATAAGTAAGGTCTTTATTGTTAGCGTAGCTTTCCATTTTATTTTCTTTCAAAATTCTTTCTACAGCAGCAACTGCCTCACTTTTTTTGATGAATCCACGGCGAGTAATACGAATAGGCTCCCCTGTTTGTGGATTTTTACCTACATACATTTTAAAAAGCCATCGATCTCCAGATTTTGTTTTGTACTTTTGATAGGATGCCATAATAATCTCCTTTTAGACTTCTAGTAATTTGTTTAAAAAATCGACATGTTGCTCCTCGCTTTGTAAAGAATTAAGCAAAATACAATACATGCCATTGTATTTAATCACCTTACTATCTTTTTCCCAATAGTTTATTTGTAGATATGCTCCGTGTTTTTCTACGATAGTCTGAATATTCTTTATGGCAAATAACCTCCGAACGTTTGTTCTTTTTTGATTAGAAAAAAATAGCTCTTTCAAGCTTTTTCAAGAACTAATAAGAATATTTTATATTTGGGTTGATTATAAACCTCTACCATATATCACCTCCAATATCCTAATAGGCCACATGTTAAAGAAACTAGAACATGGTCGTGAGTATGTCCTAGTTCTATTTTGTATGTTTTTTTGCTATGAAAGTATCGAAAAAAACTTTCAAGTCAGCCAGATCTTCCTCAGGAGCTTGGCCAAGATTTTTATACCATTCACGTAAATCCTCATCTTGTATAAATTCATTAAATGAAACCTGTTCTTCTGATGATGAAGTATCTCTTCCTAATAGGTAATCAGTAGATACTTTATAGTATTCAGCTAGCTTAATTAAAATCCCAGTATCAGGTTCAACTCGATCATTTTCGTAATGTGAGTATCTAGCTCTTGATAAACCAAGGCTGTTCGAAACTTCTTCTTGAGTCTTTGTGCCTCTAAGGAGTTTTAATCTTGCTCCGAGAGTTGTTACTTGCTTCTCGGATGATAAAGCATCTCTGCCTAGTAGATAATCTGTAGGTACTTCGAAATAATCAGCAATTAGTTTCAATGTATCAAAGTCAGGTTGTCTTGTACCTTGTTCATAATTAGCTAATTTACCTCTAGAAAAACCTAATCTATCTGCTAACTCGTATTGGCTTAAACCTTTCTCTTTCCTTAAGCTAGTTAAGTTTTTAGAGAACATATATATCACCTCGTATAAATTATTATATAAGAAGAAACTTTGTGTTTCTAATAAAAAAGAAAAAAGAAACAAAAAGTTTCTGAAAAGTGTTGACGGAAACTAAATGTTTCTGTTATTATCGATTTAGAGAAACAAAACGTTTCCCAAAGGTGGTGAAAAAATGGAACACTTAACTGGTGTTAGAACAGACCTAATTAAGTTAAGAGGTACCAAGTCACGTCAAGAAGTTGCAAAGGTATTGGATATAACTCCTCAAATGCTTGGTGCCATTGAGAGAGGTACAAGAACACCTTCGTTATTTTTAGCTAAAAAAATTGCGGATTATTACGCAACTACAGTGGACCGAATTTTTTTTAATCATTCGAGACACGAAATGTGTCTAGTTTCGAACTCATAATACAAGGAGGACTCAAAATGGATCAATTACAAATAATCGTACATTCCAACCGTCGTGTGTTAACTACAGCACAAATTGCAGAAAATTATGGTGCTGATGAAAAACGCATCTCTGAAAATTATTCCCGTAACAAAGAACGTTATACGGAAGGTAAACACTTTGTTTTATTGCAAGGTGATGAACTAAGAATGTTTAAACGCGAATACTCAAATTGCGGAGTCGCTCAAAACGTCAATAAGTATTACCTTTGGACAGAAAAGGGAGCATGGTTACATGCTAAATCACTTAATACAGATGAAGCTTGGGACGCTTACGAATTGTTGGTAGATGAGTATTACAACATAAAAGAAAATGTTGTCCCTTTATCCAAAGACCAAGCACTAGTAACGGTTTTACGTACCACTGCCGATTTGGTTGAAGATACTCAAGCAATCAAAAACGAACAACATGAAATCCGAAAAGAGCTCTCGATTATCAACGAAAAAGTAGAAGAACAAATCACCTTAACATCTGGAGAGCAACGCGCAGTACAAAAAGAAGTTGCTATTAAAGTTTATGAAATCGAAAGTGATACTACAATACGACCAAATTTATTCCGTGAATTGCATCGTGAAATTAAAGACCGTTTTGCAGTTGCCAGTTATAAGGATGTTCGTAGACAGGAATTACAAACAGTTATCAATTACATTCGTTCTTGGGTTCCTAGAAAAGTATCTTAAAAGGCTATTGGGTAAAAGCAACCTTTTAAGATCAAAAAATACTAAAGAAGGTGTCCACTCATGAATATTAGAGAACAAGTTCAAAACATAAATTCTCTTGAATTTGAGTTATTTCAGCAAAAAATAGAGTTAGTTGTGGAAAAAGCCTACTTAAAAGGTGTACAAGATGGGCAATCAAAGTACAACTATCCACCAGTGTTAACAAAGGAAGATTTAAAGGGGATTTTCCAAAAATCAACAGCTACAATTAACAGACTCGTATTAAGAAAGGATTTTCCGAAGCTTACAACGTTAGCTGGTAGTTATCCACGCGATGAAGTATTTGCATGGATAAGCAGAAATTCTACTGATTTCGGCTCAAATTTACTCAAATTCAAAAGAGCATAGGAGAGGCCAGGGCAAATGGCCTCATATCAAACTACCAATCTAGTAAGAGGTTGGGGCAACAACCTCTTATCTATATATTAAGTTAACTTGGATGAAATTGGTATTCGATTACGGAATATATTCGAAATTGGAATAAAGGGGCAAAGAGATATGGTTGCAGATTTTGCGAAAGTCGGAAAGATGTTAAAGAAATTCCGCATCGATGCAAATATTACGCAGGAGGAAATGGCGTAGCGATTAGATAGTACACAATCAGCTATCAGCAAATTAGAAAGTGGCAGAAAGACAATAGATATTTTCACTTATGCTTCATGGTTAAAAATTACCGAATCGGAGTTTGCTGGAACAGCTTTGATGTTCGGAATGGAAGTAGCGAATGCTATTACACACTTATCACAAACAGTACCAATGTTTATAGGAGGTATGTTCAGATGGATATAGCAAAAAAATTAAAGCTAGAAATAGCAATGTTAGAGGCTTGCAATGAGGATTTATTAGTAGCAATAGGAGTTCATAACCAACGTGATGAGTATCACTTATCTGCTGAGTGCATGCGAAAAATCAATAGAACAACTCGTGAAATCGAAAGATTAAGAGCACATTTACGAGATCAACAAAATTTTATGTGGGTTATCAAGGATTTGCAAGATAGAGGATTACTTAGCGAGGTGATGAAGCAATATGCGAATCAAGCCTAGGGCATGGCGACACATGACATTAAAGCAGAGGTTAATTTATTTGCACTTCATTTGTGATAAGAGGGAGTTAACAAAGCTAGATGAATATAAAAAAGCTGCTTAATTGGTTACAACAATTAAACAGCCGTGCGGTTTAGTTATGTACCTATTATATCACAAAATCAGACGTTTGCGAGTGTTATCTCGCTCTCGTCAAGCAGTTCATAATCCTCCTCATTTCATTGGTCTGGTTAGCCAAACACATTATGAGCTGCTTGATGGGAAGCCATCAAAATAATCGAAAGGGTTGATATGTATGAAATTAGCAAATGCAGTGTCTAGAATTACTGAATTACCTAAAATTTTAGAGCAGCATGGTATAGCGTCAGAGGATGTTCTCCGAGTTGAGTATAGTTCAGGTTCAGCAGATAGTGCTGACATTCTTGTTCAGCTATATTCATGTGAATCTATTAAAAAGCTAGGTGCTTATGATATTGAAAATAAGAAAGGCTATGAAGGTGGAGATTGGAGGCAATATAAAGTTATTAAATGCGGCATTTCATTTATCTGTTGGGAACGTGATAGTGAGGCAATAGCATGAACTTGCTTTTAGAAAATCCAATGGTACTTGGTCGCATCGAGTATCCAATGCCACCTTATGAGCCAGTTGTCAGCTTCGAAATGCACGATGATTTTGGTAGTTTCATAGCTTCTGGTGACGTGTACTTTGAGATTGGTGATGCGATCATACACATCGACAATATCAGTGATTACTTGGCTGCTGGATATAAGGATGAATCAACTTACGAAATGACTGATTCAGAGGTTATTGCTTATGTAGAAGTGAATTATGGCTATGCGCATACAAAAAAAATAATCCTATCCGTTGCACCGGAAAGGATTAAGTAAGGCCCATGCCTAATATCATTTCTCAAATTATATCGCATGGGCCTAATAAATACAAATCGAAGGAGGTATTTTAATGAACTTGCTACAGGAATCAGAATTACATGAACTCTATGAAATGCCACCACAAGAAAAACAGTTATATGTCATTAAGGATATTAATGGACTCAATTGGGTATTACGAAAAATTAATGCTGCCAACGCTAAATTAAATGAAATTAAATCGTTAGCAGATGCAGAACGAGAGCGTATTAATGCTTGGGAGAAAAAAGTAAGTGCTGGATTGATAAGTGATGTCGATTACTTTGAACAAAAAGTTATTGAATACCATTCCCACGTTTTAGCCAACGATTCTGAACAAAAAAGCATTGTTACTCCGTATGGCAGAGTGAGATCCATCACAAATGAAGCGCAGCCAGAAAGGATTGATGATGAAGTCTTATTCGATTATGTAGTGACTAACCAATTACCTTATGTAGAAGTAAATACTTCTCGGAAATTACAGTGGGGAGAACTCAAAAAAATATTAAAAGTAGTTCAGCGTGGAAATGAACAAATTGTAGTAGATGAAAATGGACAAGCTGTGCCAGGGGTAACGGTAAAACCACGCACAACAACATTCAAAGTGGAGGTGGCTGACTAATGAAAAAGTCAGAATCAATTGGTGCATTAGCTAAATCTTTATCGCAATTTCAAGCCAAAGTTAAGCAACCTCTTAAAGATAAAGACAACCCTTTCTTTAAATCTAAATATGTACCTCTAGAAAGTGTTGTAGAGGCTATTACAGAGACTTCTGGAGAGTTTGGATTATCATTCATCCAATTCCCTTTAAACGATGCAAATGGACGTGTTGGTATAACAACCCTGCTTATGCATGAATCAGGTGAATGGATTGAATCAGAGCCGATATTCGCAACTCCAGCTAAACAAGATGCTCAAGGTGCAGGTTCAGTTATTACTTATTTGAAACGCTACTCGCTATCAGCAATATTCGGTATTACTAGTGATGAGGATGATGATGGTAATAGTGCTCAACTTCCTAGTCAAAATACACAACCTAAACACCATGGAACACAAAACAATGCGCTGATAACAGAAGCGCAGTTGAAAGCTCTAAATTCATCGATTAGTGCAGCAGCAAAGCGTACAAACACCGATGTTTCTCAAGTAACCGATTATGCAAAACAATCATTTAACATTCCAGCAAACATTGAAAACAAATCACTGACAAAAACTCAAGCAAGTCAATTAATTGACTTTATTAATCAATTACAACCAAAGGCTGGATAGATGAATAACGTACCAAACAAAGTCCTTCTGCCTGCTTGGATATTTCAACAGGCAGGAGGCAACAAAGACGAAATTAAGCGTTTGGTGCTTCAATACATGCAACGATACCCTAACTATCGAATTATCAAAGTGAGTGGTAGTTTCGCGGTTTGCGAGAGGCATGACGGACTGTTATAGGAGGATGAAATAATGAGTCAACAATATTACTTACTATCAATTAAGTATTCAAATGGCAAAAATACTGTTACATGGTGGGGGCCAAATAACAGTGGTTATACAGACGACATTGAAAAGGCTGGAGTTTACAGCGAGGAATGCATCCAATCAAGAGGTATCTATTACTCGAATAAAGGCGTTATGCCAGTACCAGTTGAAAAAGTTCAAGCAGCTACAAAAAGAATAGTTGTTTTAAATGAAACTGAAAACACTAAGCTGTTCGGTATCCATGAGCATTTAAAAACAGCAAAAGAATTTTAGAAAGGTAGATATGACATGCTCGAACAACTACAACAAGCATATGAGGTGGCACTGAAAAACCTAGTTTTTGTGGATTTTGTGAATAAGTCTATGATTAAAAATTTGAATATTGAAAATATGGAGGTTTGAGGCATGAATAAACAAATTACAGTAACAATGCCAGTTGAAGAGTACGAAAGGTTGAAACGGATTGAAGAAAAGTATGATGACTTAATCCACGGGATAGAAAAATGCATTGAAGTACAGGAAGTTAAAGCAACACATAAAGTTAATTTGATTCTCCAAACAGATTCAGCAGTCAAATTACTTGCTCCATATAACGATTGGGATTGTGAATTAGAGCATTTTAACAAGGTAATTATTCAACCGTACAAAGGCTAGGAGAGGTGAGGGCAAATGGCTGAAATCACTTGGATTAAGCTACGTACTGATATGTTCGACAACACAAAAATCCGTTTGATTGAGAAGCTACCAGAGGGTGACACGATCTTAGTCATTTGGGTGAAGCTGTTGGCAGCAGCAGGCAAAGCGAATTGTAACGGGTACATCATGTTAAGCGAAAACATACCAATGAATGTTGAAGAAATGGCTGTAATATTTGACCGTCCTTTAAATACTGTCAGATTGGCTTTAGAGGCATTCAAAAGATACGGAATGATAGAAGTCGACGAGAATGAAATCATTCGTATACAGAATTGGGAAAAGCACCAAAACGTTGATGGAATGGAACATGTTAAGAAGTTAAATGCAGAACGCCAAAAGCGATTCCGTGATAAGAAGAAACAAGCACAATTAAATGCTCCAAATGATAAAGAATTACCAAATAAAGAGGAAGAAACACCTCCTAAATTACCAAGTAACAACAGTAACGTTACGCATAACGTTAGCATGACGTTAAGTAACGGAACAGATAGAGAGAGAGACTTAGATTTAGATAAAGATTTAGATATAGATAAAGAAAGAGAAAAGAGAAAAGACAAAAAAGACAGTCAGTCGTCTGTCTCTCCTTCTCAAGTCATTAATCCTTTTCTTGAAATAAAAAATTTCTTTGATTCAACGATTCGTATCAGCAACTTTACAGACCATAAAAAAATGGACAAGCTACTTGAATTTTATCCAGATTATTTATTGATTATCGAAGCAATAAAGGTCACTGCTGATAATGGCAAATCAAATATTGAGTATGTTGAAGGTATTTTAAGAAATTGGGCATTAGAAAAAGGCGTTAATACTTATGCAGATTGGCAATTGAAAGAGGGGAAACAACGTGGAAGCAATCAGCGAAGTGATGCAACAGATAATGAAAGAAAATCCGCGATTAGAGCAGAGAATGAGAGACGCGCAAAACTCGCTGGGCTCTAGAGGTATCGAGTGCGCAACTACACCTAGTGATGGGTGTCCTAACAAGAAATGTGATGGCAGTGGTTTCCTTTGGTATATCGACTACCACAAAAAGATGCATCCGGATAAAGTTGCTGAGGATATTAGAAAGCACAGAGAGCTATACGCTTCAGCACATGAAGCGAACGACCAACAGGAAATGGATCGTATTAATTCTATCTTGGTTGACTTGAAAAAAGAATCTGAGTGGTGGGTAAAGTGCGATTGCCATGAACAAAAGCAAAAAGAGCAAGAGATTACTAGAAAACTAGATTTGTCGGGTATGCCAGAGAAGTTTAGAAAAGCTAAAGTACATGGTTTTAAAGTGGATGTTTACACTCAACAAGTTTCAAGAACAGACGCTGCACTTGCTAAAAAGATGGCTACTAACTTTATTGAGAATTATAAAGAGATTGAACCAGGCAAAGGACTTTATTTCTACAGCACAACAAAAGGTGCTGGCAAAACCCGTCTATCTTGTAGTATCGGAAATGCATTAATGACTGTTTATGGACAAGCAGTTGTTTATATGAAAGCTTACGACCTTTTCTTACAAATTCGGAAAACTTTCAAAAAAAACAGTGAAACTACAGAAGATGAAATTTTAAAACTTTATCGCACAGCGGATGTACTAATTATTGATGATATTGCTGTTGAAAACCCTTCTGACTTCGCAGAACGAGTTTTATACAACATCTTGGATTATCGAATGGATAACTTTAAAACAACCATAATCACGTCAAATAAGACCATTGAAGAGTTAGCAGATTTGTATAAATTACGAGATTCCAAAGGACAAATTGTTGAGGACGGAGATCGTGGCAAACGTATAAAAAGCCGTATCAACAAGATGTGTTATCAAGTCAACATGCCAGAGGAATCTGTAAGGGATATTGAAGCACAGCAAGAGAATAAAGCTTTTGAACAGATTTTATTTAAATAGATAGAGGGGCGCACAGCCCCTTGATTGGAGGGTGAAGGGAATGGCTGAAAAAGTGAAGGTTAGTCGTGAGGTGGAGCAAGCTTTAAATGCAGCTTTAGAGGAGTACGACGGAGATAAAAATTTAGTAATCGAAAATCATAATTACGATTGGGTATTTGAATGTGCAGTTTTAAATAATTTTGACACTTTGGAAATAGCACGGATGCTCATAAATGATTACGAAGTTGAACAAACACCAGAGGAGGAAATTGCAGAAGTTTATCAAGAGGCTAAACAAAACTTTAGATTTAAAAAATCTATATCGAATGCAGCTTTCAATGAGGGTATCTGTGACGGAATAATAACAACTTTAGATTTGCTTAACATCAAAATTGACGGGGTGAATGAGTGATGGGACAAGTTTATATGGAAATGGAAAAATTTATTGAGTTGAAACGAGCTGAGGAAGAAAATCAAAAGCTTCGTGAAGCACTAATAGACATTGCAACAACTTGGCAAGATTCAGATGAACCGCAATTGACGCAACTAGAAATGTATGCAAGAGCAAAAGAAGTGTTAGGCGGTGAAGCTCATGACTGAACAATTTCTGATTGATCAAATCATCTTATATTTAGGTCAACACCAACGTTTTGGAGGCAAGCACAACGAAATCATGGCTTATAAGCGTTTGGAACAACTAAGAGCCTTGGTAGGGCTAAAAGATGCTGAAGAGGCTACGGATTATCTGATAATGGGAATGGAAGGGGCGATTGCTGCATGAGTAGAGAGATTAAGTTTCGTGGTTGGGATGTAGAATCAAAGGTTTTTATCGATTGGGATAACTTTATGAATAACCAAAGTGGTAACTGGATGATGACTGCATTTAAAAACGATATTTATAAATTCCACCAGTTTACAGGTTTAAAGGACAAGAACGGCAAGGAGATTTTTGAGGGAGATATTGTTAAATGTTTCAAAATCCATAATTCTCTAGTGTGCATGGCTGAATATGCTTGGGGATTAAAAACAAAAACATTAGGATTTATACCATTCTCTGAAATATACGGACAATGTGAAGTTGTTGGAAACATTTACAAAAACCCTGAATTATTGGGGGTTACAGCATGATAAACAATATTACGATAGTTGGTCGTGTTGTAAGAGATTTAGAGCTTCGCTATACGCCGAATGGAATTGCGAGTACTAAGTTTACAGTTGCGGTAAATAGACCGTTTAAAGGACAAAACGGTGAGCAAGAAGCTGATTTTATTTCGGTGCAAGCTTGGAGAAAGCAGGCGGAGAATGCTGCTAACTATCTTAAAAAAGGAAATTTAGTTGGCATTACTGGACGCATTCAAACAGGTAGCTATGAGGGGCAAGATGGCAAACGTATATACACTACTGACGTTGTTGCTGACAGCATTCAGTTTTTAGAACCACGTTCAAACGGCGCAGGAGGCTCACAGAGCACTTCAAACTACGAATCTAGTACAAATTATCATGGAGCAAGTCAAAACGCTCCACAAGGGCAGAATTACGGTAATAACAACAAGCCTAGTTATACAAGGGTCGATGAAGATCCGTTTGCGAATACGAAGGCACCGATTGAGGTCAATAATGACCTACCTTTCTAAGGAGTGACTTATATGTCAAATACACTAAAACGCAAAATTTTGTATGGCCGAACACTTAGAGACTTACAAAAGCAAATTAAATTTCAGGAAAAGGCAGCTTATGTACCAATCAGCGAGGTTAAGTATTTCGAGAATGAAAAATATCCTTATCAGATTTTGATAGAGAAAAAGTGGTTAGCGAAGGGGCGTAAAGGTGAACAGATGGTTGCCGTTGGAACAGTAAATGAAATAGCAGGGGAACGTGGTGTTAAGCTTGAGGATTAAGGATGTGAGCAAATGGAACAGGTTAAACAAGAATTAACTAGATTAAGAACATCTAAAAGTAAAAAGCAACAACTGGCACCACGAAAAACGATATGTAGGAAATGTCCTCATCAACTTGAAGTGAAAGAAAAGTCATGTCACATAGGGGATATTGAAATGCTTTGTTTAGAGGAACCGCATATTTGTCACAGCGAAAGAGATGGGTTATGTAGAGGCGTAGTTGAAAAAATGCTGATGAATAACATGAGCTGGGAAACAATTTGAATAGATAAATTAACGCTGCTGGTAGAACGGCATTTGGTTGTTTTATCAGCAGATTTCTAAGAGTGCTAGTAAGGATGTGAAGAGATGAAATTCTTAGATCTATTCGCAGGTGTCGGAGGCTTTCGTTTTGGAATGGAAGCCGCAGGACATGAATGTGTTGGTTTCGTTGAAATAGACAAATATGCTCGTAAATCATACGAGGTAATTCACAGTACAGAAGGAGAGTGGACAGCTCATGACATCACTAGCGTTACAGATGACGATATTCGACGACTTAGGGATAGAGGACAAATCGATATTATCTGTGGAGGATTCCCATGCCAAGCTTTTTCAGTTGCTGGGAAGCGAAAAGGATTCGATGACACTAGAGGAACTCTTTTCTTTGAAATCGCTCGTTTCGCCAATATCATCCGACCACGGTATTTATTCCTTGAGAACGTCAAAGGACTCCTCAACCATGACGGGGGGGCTACGTTCGAGGTTATCCTCCGAACATTGGATGAACTCGGGTATGATGCGGAATGGCAAGTGCTTAACTCTAAGGACTTCGGGGTCCCACAAAACAGGGAAAGGGTGTTCATTATCGGACATTCTAGAGGAACAAGTACCAGAAAAGTATTTCCTGTCACAAGAACAGATGGAAACATTGGTAATGAAATAAAAAGACTAGCTCATAGTAAATATTTTAGAAGAGTATTACAAACTTATGATGCTAGTGGTTCGTGCGAGGCGTTAGATACAATGCAAGGCGGAAATAGGCAACCTTGTATAAAAGTAATTGGAAATATAAATCCTTCCGGACATGGTATGAACGGACAAGTTTATGGTAGTGATGGATTATCACCAACATTGACTACTAATAAAGGTGAAGGCCATAAGATTATTCAAAAAGCTTCACAAGGGCTAAATATAAAAGAAGCGACAAAACAAGGATTTGATACAGCATATCCAGGTGATTCTATTAACTATTCTTTACCAAACTCTAAGACTCGTAGAGGACGTGTAGGGAAAGGAGTAGCCAATACATTGGACACCGGATGCCAACAAGGTGTTCTAACAGATGAATATCGTATCCGAAAACTCACTCCACGCGAATGTTGGAGATTACAAAGCTATCCAGATTGGGCTTTTGATAAAGCAGCAGCTGTTAATTCAGATAGTCAATTGTACAAACAGGCAGGCAATGGTGTAACTGCAAACGTTATCGAAGCAATTGCACAAAAGTTAGTGTAGGAGGGCAAACATGAACGTACTAACATTTGAAATACCCGGGGTCATACAACCTCAAGAACGACCTCGATTTAGTAGACGTGGTAAGAAGGTAGTCACACATGATGCACCAAAGAGTAAAGACTTCAAAGACTTCGTAAAGCTCGTAGCATATCAATATAAACCATCAGAATTGATTACAGAGCCTATTAAACTAAAAGCTGATATTTATCTCATGCCACCAAAGAGATACCACACAGGGCCAAAGAGAAAGCTTATAGCGAGTGGTGAATTACGACCAACGACAAAGCCTGATCTCGACAATTTGATTAAGGGTATTAAGGACGGATGTAACAAAATCATTTGGCATGATGACTCTCAGGTTATTGAGATGACGGTGAGGAAGTTTTATTCAGAGCAGCCGAGGGCAGAGGTGACGATTGAATGGGTAGAAAAGTAGCTGAGAAGTACATTTTATTTACTGGTGATGCTCACGAAAATATGAAATTCGATTTTACTCATAAGCAGATTGAGATATTTATAAGTCTGTGGAATGCTGGTGTGCCGATAGATAGAATCGCAAAAAGGTTTTTAATCAGTCATGCAAATGTAGCTTTAATGGTTATGGACCTTGAAATGGCTGAACGGATTGGGCCACGGGTTGGTGGATTACTAGGGGAACAGAAAGTGGTTAGTTGAAAGATCAGTAAAAAAAACAATAAACATTTGGAGGTAAAGTGAATGACAACAGAAACAGTGAAATTATCCGAATTAGCAGATGATGTAGAGGTGTCAATTGAAGAATCTAGCACGTTTTTTACAGTTGTAGAATTGAAACGTGAAATTTTAGAGCTAGGCGAGCCACATCACGAAAGCAGTAATTGGTGTACGATTATTCGCCGAAAGTGGACACCAAGTGCTAAAAGAATGATAGAAAGTTACATTGAAAATGAATCTTGTGATATGTACGAAGATTGGGATGAAAGGGCTTGGGAATGCATTAATAAACGTGGATTAGTGGAAGAGTTCCAAAGCTGGTTAGATGCAGCGTTTTCAACTGGATATGCCACAGATTACTGGCTATGCGATAAACCTGTTGTAATTGATATTTTACCACCAGAAGTAGAACGGGAATTTAATGAACTAACAAGTAAATATGGCAGAACAAAAGGCATTCTAATTTTTCAAGGGATGTCAGCAGAAGAAGTAACTGCAATGAGTGACGAAGATGCAGAGGGTGCAGTTGAAGCGATGCCGTACTTTTTATAAATTACTGCACAGTATGAGGATTAAATGAAAATAGAGCGATTATAATATCGCTCTAAAAAACTCATAAAATCCCATGTTCATTGGGATAGCCCAAATAAAGAAACCCAACAGGGCAATTGGACCAAGCAAAAAGTTGTAAACTTTCTTTGGCAAAATACTGCCCAATAGGATTTTATAAATAACTGCACATCCTATCATAACAACTGGCAGTAAGATCATTGGGTATAAAAAACCACAGACTTCCCGCGCTCGATATATCTGTAAATATGTCCATTAAATTACCTCATTATGTATTTTCGGTAAATTATAACATAGAAAAAGCCGCAGCGTTTGCAGACGCTACAGCTAAGAATTGGTTTATGCCCTTTGACGGTGCTTAACAACATTATTATATCACACCGTAGGAGGGCAAACCTAATGGGCAAACAAGGGCAAAAATATTACAACGCAACAGAGGTATTAGAGATTATTGATCGTTACAGTCACATGAAAAGAGCTTTAGGGTTTGATTTCGAGAGTCCGTATGCAAATGATATTATGGTTGCTGATTACGATAATATCGGAATGCCGAGAGGTGGAGGTATTAGTGATCCGACGCCTAAACAGGCATTCATGAACAAATGCATACTGCCAGAAAGATTAGTAAATGAGTACAACGAGAAGATTGATTTTATCAAGGAATACTCTAAGTATTTAAGAAAAGAACGTGAAATAACAGTACTTCACTGGAAGTTATCAGGAATGAAAACTAAACACATCGCAGAGTTAGAGGGAATTACAGATAGACAAATCAGAAATATCTTACGGAAAATTGCACAAACCATTTCCGATATTTCCGCAATTTCCGATATTTCTAATGTTTCGTGAGAGCTAAGTAAAAATTGTATACTAAAGGGGAGGTCGGACAGGTAATTGTTTCTTCCCTTGGTATTTACAAAAACCTAAATATTAGGGAAAGACAGACCGACGACCGACCTGCGCTTCGTAAACTTGTTCGAGGCAAGACATACACGGCCGGCCCATATTTTTTAAGAGATTAGGTATCTTAATTAATATAAAAGGCTAAAAATTGCTGAAGGGGTGGTTTATATGTGAACTTCGTCCACTTTCCTTTTAGTCAAACTTACTGAGTAACAAAGTGCGCGGAAATGCACTATAAAAAACACAATTCGCTACAAATATAACGTGGTGCAGCTCTACCACGATTTCACAAGTGAGCTAACTCGACAAATACAATTTAAATATTATATCGCAGTAGACGAGCCTTATCCCTAGCACGGTAAGGCTTTTTATTATGTCTAGTACAAATGTACCGGACTAAAAACGATAGTTCGATATGAACCATCGACTTTTTATTTTGAAAACTGCATCAAACAGCCAAAACTTTACGAGATGAGAGGGCCGAGTTTGATGTAGTTTTTCTTTGCTTTGAAAAGTGAGTATCGAGCAGTTCCTCCCCTTGACTGCTAGGGCAACGGTACTTACTTTTGAGAGTGAAATACACTTAGTGATTAACATAATGGGGTGATGCCATTGATTGAACAAAAGTTAACAGTGAAGCAACAAGCTTTTGCTGATTATTATATCGAACTAGGAAATGCCACGGATGCTTATTTAAAGGCATATCCGAATGTAAAGAAGGAAGCGACAGCGAGAGCAGCAGGAAGTCGCATGTTAACAAATGTTAGCGTGAAATCTTATATAGACAATCGTATGGAGGATTTGAAGTCCGAGCGAGTAGCAGACCAGCAAGAAATACTAGAGTTACTAACTGCTATCGCAAGGGGCGAGACAACTTCGGCAACTTTACGCGGTATCGGTGAAGGTGCACAAACGATTGATGAAGATATGCCTCCAACTACTACAGAGCGCATTAAAGCTGCTGAATTACTAGGCAAGCGTTATCGTATGTGGATTGATAAGGTCGAAACGGATGGTAAAACTAAAGTGGTTATTGTGGATGATGTGTGATGGATGAAAAACGTGTCAGTATAGCTAGTATCATTACAGAGCAATTTAAACCGTTTTGGCGTGCCTCCAGAGCAAAGGAACATTTACGTTATGTCCTAAAGGGTGGCCGTGGTTCTGGTAAATCATTTCACATTCCAATGCGTATCCTATTAGACATCATGGAATACCCGGTGTCTGCGCTCGGTATTCGTAAAGTGCAAAACACCATTCTGAAATCTGTTTACGCTAACTTTAAGGCTGCTGCAAATGTTATGGGAGTTCGTGATCAATTCCGTTTTGTTGATTCCAAGCTCGAAATCACTTACTTAGGCCGAGGGAACAAGATTTACTTTGCTGGTGCTGATGATCCTGAAAAGATTAAATCTATCAAAGATGCTGATTTCCCATTAGCTATCGTATGGTTTGAGGAATTAGCAGAATTTAAGTCAGAAGATGAAGTAACGACAATTGAAAACTCAATTCTACGTGAGGAGTTAGAAGGGAAGATATTTTCGCAAGCTGATAGACAGCAAGCGTACCCTTTTGACTACTCTTTTTATTATTCTTACAATCCGCCGAAACGTAAACAGTCTTGGGTAAACAAGAAGTATGAGAGTTCAATGATTGATGCCAACACTTATGTAGATCATTCAACTTATTTAGGGAATCCGCATTTATCGAAAAAGTTTATCGAAGAAGCAGAGAATGTTAAGAAAAATAAGCCCTTAAAATACCGTTGGGAATACCTCGGTGAAGCGATAGGGAGTGGTGTTGTGCCGTTTGATAACTTACGAATTGAAAAAGGTTCAATCACTGATGAAATGGTTGCATCCTTTGACAACATTCGAAACGGTGTCGATTTTGGTTATGCTACTGATCCATTAGCATTTGTCCGTTGGCATTATGACAAAAAGAAAAATGGCATCTATGCTGTTGATGAAATATATGGCGTGAAAATTAGTAACCGCAAACTAGCCGAGAAATTAAAAACTAAAGGTTATCAATCGGACAGGATGGCAGGTGATTCAGCCGAGCCTAAGTCTATCGCTGAATTACGAGACGAATTACAAATCCCGCGTATTTATGGTGTTAAGAAAGGTCCTGATAGCGTGGAATATGGTGAAGAATGGCTCGATGATTTAGATTTCATTTGTATTGATCCTTTGCGTACTCCAAACATTGCAAGAGAGTTTGAAAACATTGATTACCAGACGGATAAAGACGGCAATCCTATCGCTCGTTTAGAAGATAAAGACAATCATACTATCGATGCTACACGCTACGCATTCGAAGAAGATATGCGTGGCAACACATATAGCTTTGACTAGAAAGAGGTGAGAACATGGGATTTTTCCCTTTCCAGGGTGCTGGTACAGAAACTGACAAACTAAATGCCATTATCGCAGAAGGTGCTAAAAAAGGTATTACTTTTAAAAAGCGTATCGAGAAGGAAATCGCTGAATTTAAAGTATCTGAAAAGCGCAGTTGGATGTTTGAAGGTGATAACTATTTCGAGGGTAAGCACAATATTTTGACTCGTAAACGAATGGTTATCGGTAAAGATGGTGAAAAAGAAGAAGCTACTAATCTACCAAACAACAAACGTGTCGATAATCAATACGGTAAGTTAGTGAATCAAAAGGTTAACTACTTATTCGCTAAACCTTTAACGCTTGAAACAGAGAATGAGGCCTACCAAAAGGCTCTTAAACTTGTATTAAACAACCGATTCCACAAGACGCTTCGAAATTTAGGTGAGCATGCTTTTAATCATGGATTAGCTTGGATATATCCGTATTACAATGAGCGTGGTGAATTTAGCTTTATGCTTATTCCGGCTTATCAAGTAATACCTTATTGGAAGGATACAGAGCGAACCATCCTAGATTATGCGGTTCGCATTTATTCAGTTGAGGAATGGAAAGATGATAAGAAAGAAATCATTGAAAAGGTTGAAATATACACCGTTGATGGCATTGAACGATATATTCTCGAAAATGACAAGTTAATACCTAATGTAGAGCTTGGTGAGACTGCAACATACTTAAATGTCACAAAAGGTGGCTTATCAGAAGGACGTAACTGGGAGCGAGTGCCGTTAATACCTTTCCGATACAACAGCCGTGAAATACCTCTTATTAATTCGGAAGAGCTTACAGGATGGGATTAA